CTCCACGCGAAGCACCGTTTGTATTAGTTCCAGTGCGGTACCGAGCATGGCCACCAGATATGGTTGCAGAACCACCAGCGGCGGTAGTGTTATTAATAAGATTTGCATCAAATGAGTCGAAAAAACTCAGTTCAATCTCATTGTTTCTTCGGCCTCCAACGCTTACGCCAAGAATGTCTGAGTTGGTTGTAATGTTGAAATACAAGCCGCCAGCGATTGCAGCGTTAATGCTTTGCAACGTATTTTCCGTAGCAAAGTCTGGAACAGTTAGATCCTCTGTTCCAGCACCACCGTAGTCTACCGCTACTACCTGAATCTGCTCGCCACCTTTGTCGATGGTACGAACAGGGATATCAGGGTTTACACTAGTAGGACTGTTGGATACATCAACATTGTCAGCCACAACTATCCCTCATCATCAATGTTATTGAGTTCTATGGATGGATTACCTAACTCATCCATAGTCACTTTACCAACTCGCTTGCTTGGCTTTGGAATGATGTTATTGATAACAACTGGTTGTGATTCCGTTTTGATTGGCGTCTGAAACGTCTGCATTGTCATTCGGACTCGATCAAGCTGCTGTTCGTTTTGAAGTCTGCGCTCTTCCATCAACTTCTCAGATTCAGCTAAACGCACTCGCATATTCTCTAACTCAAGTTTCTGAATCTCAAGTATTTGAGACATGCGATTAGTCTCTTGTTGAATCGCTTGCTTGTTTGCATCCGATTGCGACATAGCTTGTACTTTAAGCATGTCAACTTGGACTGCATTCGACTTGATTTGCAACTCCTGTTGACCCAACCCAAGTTCTTGCTGCTTCACATACTCATTGAATTGCTGCGCTTGAATCTTCAATTGAGACTCAACTTGATCACGTTGCATCTTTAACTGAGATTCTTGATAACTGATCATGTTCTTGTCATGGGCATCAGTCATTTCCATTTGCGCAGCTTGCAGCCTAGCTTGTGCTTCAATTTGCGCAATTTGCATTCTGCCTTGTATCTCAATCGTCTTAGGGTCCGGTGGAGGCGGTTGCTTAGCTGCCTCCTCTCTAGCCGCAGAGATTTCACCAACTTGTTTAAGAGCTTTCGTAAAGATGCCATCAAGCTCTTTGCCTCCCTTAAATCGTTTAATGACGTTCTGGAACAACTGAATAGAAAACTCTAGCAAAGGTGGGTACTGCTCAATCAGAGCTTTCATCTGATTGAAAAACTCGCCGCACGTAGACATAAGCTGTGCGCCTTCTGCCTGGTCTTGAGCTTGGTCAATAGCTACCATGCTGTCAGACGCAATCTGGATGCGGTAGTTAAACTGATCGTCATCACGGTACAGTGCCATGATTTGTTCTTCCATCGCCATTACCATCATGTTTGGATCAATCGGTGGTGGTGGCAAAGGCTGCATTTCTGGCGGGAGATTTGGGTCTAGCGGAGGCGGTGGCGGTGTTGCTGGCACCAACGGTAGTAATACCTGTGGCGCATCAGCTACATTCATTATCTTGTTCTTTTCAAACATCGTAGTAACGATGACACCAAGATTTCCGATACCGTCAGAAATGAACTTAGTAAACATGTTCTGACGAACGATAAGACCGAGCGAGGACCAAGCGTTTTCGAGTCTGTTTGCAGTTGCAGTTTTGTACTCGGCACTGGTGCCACGTAGTAGATCGGATACTTTAAGTGTTTCATAAAGCTGTGACAAAGCTGTTTGACGAGCGGCCTGTAATGTTCCAAGCGCCTCTACAAACGGTGCAATAGGCATAAACTCAATGCTGTTTTGCAATCCACCACGAGCCTTATAAGACGGCCAGTTAATCGTCGGCACCATCTTTAAGTCACCAATCATTAGCTGTTCGATCTGGCTACCAATAGCGGAATCGTAAGTTGCGTTTGTTCTGATAGCCTGAGTAACCGCATGAATACGGGTAGTCATTCTCTCAATTTCAAGAATCTGGTCTTTAACGTGAGAATAGTCTGATACTGGAATAACCGAGTCTGGGTCTTGGCTTTGAGCGATAACAACACAAGGATAGAACTTCTCAAATTCTATAGGTGGCTCTGACTCCATAAGGAGCGACTTCTCGCCAGTCATTTGGATCCAGTAAACTTGCCCAGACTCGTAGCACCAAATCTCGTAAACCTCTGCCTTGCCCTCGTACTTTTCTCTGTCACGATTGAAGTCTTTCTTTATGGCCTCTGGAAAGCTGTCAAACTTTAGTTTGTTGCCTACATCTTCACCAAAAAGCTCTACTGCTTGCCCACGATTCAGGTAAGCCCTACGTCCACGCCATTCTACTTCTGACTCGTTACGAGCATCAGAACAAATGTAGTCATTGTATTGAACCGTCTCTAAGATTGCTCGCTCATCCTCTTTAACCTCAACATCCATCGGAACAATTAAAGTGTTACCAGGGCCAGCGGTAAGGATATCAGTAGGCCCTTCATAGGTTTCATTGTCAGAATCAACTAAAGTACCGTCTGGATTTTGAAACAATACCATCTCTTGCTTTTGCACTTCTGACTCAAAAGCATATCTTGCCCATAAAACAGCTTGGCCGGTAAGAAGGAATTGCAGAGCTGCCGTGTAGCCAACCTGATCAAAGTTAAACTCCATATCCATCTGGTACTGGATGTTTCGCTCTAAGATAACAGCGGAAGCCTCATGCAAGGTGCCGCCTGAGCGTTTGCGTAATGTTACTTCAGCTTTGGGTGTAGAGGAGTAATAAGCTGGTAAAAGAGTGTTGACGCAGTACCACCACACGTTCAAACGACGCTCAGTATCACGCATGATACCAACATCTTTTTGAGCGTTATAAACACGGATAGACTCTTCAGCCGCAGTAATAAAGGTCTTTCGGCGCTCTAAGGCGAGGTTAATCTGACTCTTCCAATAGGCACCGGAGAAACGCTTGATAACTGATTCATCACTCATATTTTTGGCCTACTAGCTTGCTGCCGCATTTGCGCAATATACGCTTGTAACTTAATAACACCTTTGTTGAAGACTTCCGCAGGTTGTTCCCATTTGCTGTCAACCAATCTTGCCTTACACATATAGCGCAAAGCATCCATGCAATGGTCATCGCCTGCACTGTCGGCATCCTCTGGCTTCCGTTTGTCGATTGCCAAAGCGGGAAGGGTCTGGATGAGATACGGACATGTAGCAAAAATATACAGCAACGGTGGCTTATTAACCAACCTTTGTCTGATCTGCGACCAACCCGACAACCTATCATTGTCAGCCGCTCTAAACGGTGGGTGCTTATACTTTCCAAAAACTTGGGTAAGTTGGTCGTTAATGCTTGGTCCACCATCGTGCTTAAAGATAGACGGGTCAGCGTAGCCTAGTGGATTTTCTCCGACGGAGAGAGAAGCAATTCTATTTGCCTGTTCAACGTTATCGACTCCTTTGCCCCACAATTCTCGATAAATAACGATGCTTCCTTTGGGGTATGGGACTTCGTTACCGGAGTCATCCCTGCCAGAACTAACAGCACCCCATACAGCGGCAAAAGGACTACGAAAACCCCAATCATAACCAAGATACCTAGGCCAATGTTTAGGCACGTTAAAAGGACTAACGATATGCTTGCTACTGAACTCAGGAAAGTAACTACCTTCATGGATCTCAAAGTCTCCTTCTAGCCATGCTCTGACCAGCTCTGGCGAGCCAACCATATGCAATCGGTTAATGTACTCTGGGTCTTTAGCTAACAGTATTTGATTATCGTGTACTCGGGACGGGATATAAATGTAATCAAAGCCAGCACCGTTAGGCAGGTCTTTGCGCAAGAGCTTCATGCCTTTTGGCGATGGTCTTATAAACAGCTCTTTAAGCCATCCGTGACCTATACCGCCTGGGTTAAAGGTAAGAATAACTTGCCCACCACCCTTACCTCGTAATGCTCCGAATAGCTTCCAGATAGGTGCAGGGTCAGCGTAGTTACCCGCCTCCTCTACCGCACAATGACTAAGATTCTGCCCTTGATACTTTTCAGCATCAGAATCATCAGACAATGGCCTAAACCGTAATCTTCCACCATTAAGAAACGTAAACTGCTTTTTTTGGTCTTGCCAGTGAGCTTTAAGCGGTAAGTATATCTGCTTTGCTCGCTCAATAAGGTCATCCGCCTGGGGTAACTCTTTACGAAAGAAGATAGCGTTAAAATCATTGCCAAACTGTTCCTGCACTATAGCAAACTTACCCAAAACCCCATCAGTCTTACCGCCACCACGGGCACCGCCGTAGCCTATAAGGGTAATGGGGCAGTGTACTAGCGCGTCTTGCGGACCAGGTTGAGGAGCCCAGACAATTGTTTCATCAATTCGTCTATCCGCAAGATAATCATCCATGTTTTAGCTTTTGACAGTACGCCCAGAACTCTTCCCAGATAGCCGGGTTAGTCCGTGGGTCTATCTCTTCATCGCACTCGAGACACGTCTCAAACTCGCCTGGCTCAATGTCCTCATCAACCACTGCGACGGCACCACACTCAGGGCACTTAAAGTATCTCTCGGTCTGCTGAATCATACCCACCTGTCATCACCGCATTATCACCGTAAATCCGCTCTACACTACATGTAGGATTCTGGCAGTAAAAGTAAAAATCCTTACCATCCACAACGCTTACGGTACTGATGTGATTGCACCAAGGACAACGGCGGGTCTGTTCTGACTCATCTTTCATGCGATGCTCAATACCCATTATTCCTCCGGTGGTTTAGGTAGCGGCATCCATGCTAAAACTTCATAACTATTTGGTACGTCCCATCCCCGATGACCAAACCAAAACCTATCTACTTCTATTAAGCGATCTCTAAAATCTTTAATGCGAAACGCCAAAAGGTAATCATTTTCATCTTCCGGCAACCGATCCTTCACCGAGATCCACTGCGGCGCAGCGGCTTGGTAGCCAGCCCTATATCCTTCACAAGCGCATTGATTACATCGCTCACTTGCAGTCGGCAGGGTCTTCATCCACTTAATAGCTTGCTCGCTCAACTCTTGCGCTGATTGCATAACCTTTGCTATTTTTTGCAACTCTTCAGGTGTCTTAGTCATTTCTTCCACTCCTCTCCATGTTCACGATTCCAATACCAGTCGTACTCCTTATACGTAATCCGACTATACCTACAACTGTTCCACGTATTGCACTGCCAGCACTGTATATAAGGCTTCTCAGTCACACCAATCCCACGGTGCTCGCACTTCTTACAAACAAAACAGACCAATGTCGGCCGTCTGACGCTGTTAATCTTCGACTTAGCCACAAATCATGTACCGGAGCAGGAAACAGCAAAAACGCCCACCACTAACGAACCATTGGTCTATGTCTACATACTACACATCCTCATCTTTCGTCAGATACTTTTGTACAAATTCTTCCTTACTCATCGGCTTGGAACTAACCACAGCACGAATCTCACCAGTATGCTCAATCACCTGCTGCTCACTCCAACCCAACTTAGTCTTAAGCAAATGTAACAAAATAGGCGTATTCCCATTCATAGCCTCAGTAATCGCAACAGACGCTAAACCACGCTGCATCTCCGTCACACCACTCAAATAATCCTCTAGGTAATACTTCTCCAAAACATACACCGTCACCCTCGCAGCTATAGCCGCATTACCCTTCGACAACCCTAGCCTACCCAAATCACTAATCTGATGCGCCAAATCCTCATTACGCTGATGCTCCCTCGTGTGAGGCTTAGGCTGCATAATAGGCGGCAACACCTCTACATTCGATTCGTTTGTTTCATCACTCATAAACGTGTTTGATTGGTAGTAGGGGTAAAAAATTTGGGAGGGTGGATATATGTATAGTACCGGTACCTTTGCGTTTCCGATCTGAAACTAAAAAGAGAAACGTAGCTCTATTACAGAGATTACCTACCCAGATTTTCAATCGA